GAACTCATCTCTGACACTTTAGAGCCAACCTCTACGCGTAACACAGCTTCTGCTTGTTCTACATCTAGTGATTTAGCTAAATTTAACGCGTCAAGCTCTGCCTCTATCCATTCTACTTCGTTTGCAGCTCTAACCTCAGGCTTAAGCTCTGAGTATGTAGTGCCTGCTCCTGGGTGATATATAGATAAAAACTTCTGAAGAATAACTTCGTTTTTAGGTACAAAAAGCATACCATTTCTAAACCACACGTGCTCTTTTCTAATTTGCCCTTTCATTTCATCAACAAAAACTGTTCGTTGATTTCTAGCATAAGTTATTTCTCTTTCGTACCCTTTCTCTTCATCAAAATAAAATATACCAGTTGTTGAAAGATGAAAACCTAAAGGACTCTTATCGTTTAGAACGTAAGTTCTATCTTTTATTTCCCACTTTGGTTTCGGCGTTTCAATAACTACGTCCACCATTTCATTTGTAGCTTTAATCTCTGGCTGTGCTACTTCAGCTTTTTTTGTTTGTTTCTTTGCCATAATAATATAAAATAAAAATTAAAAAAAAAGGGGAGGATTAACTCCCCTTTTCTAAATATCACAATTATGATGCTGTTCCTTCGATAAGCATAAAATTGTTAGCACCTTGAGTAACTAAACATCTTTCAGTTAAGAAGTGCATGTGCATTGCATCAAGATCAGATGTAGCAGCTCCAACCGAACCAGTAGTCCAAGTTTTGAAACGTCTGTCATCTGACTGTGAAGCACGGTAACGTACGTGTAAGAACGGACGCTTAAGGTTTCTACCCAAAGTCTGATCGTAAACAGAAGTTACACCAGCTGGGATAAATACACCTCTAACGTTAGTTGTTCCAACTACACCACCACGAGTTGACTTGTCGTTTAAGTATTTCCAGTCAGACTTATAGAAGTCATAAGAACCTCTACGGAAGCCAGAGAAACCTAAGTTTAACGCCATATCTTCGTCGTTGTCAAATACACCAAAAGATGTACCGCCACCACCGTAAGAGTTTTGAGCCGCTAACATATCATCGATAGTAAGCATCATGTCTCTGTTACCAAAGATCATATACTCTTCAATAGCACCTTGCTTGTCAAACTCTGCTAAGATAGCGTCAAAGTCTTCTAATACATCAACTTGCGTTTGAGCACCATGAATACCATTGAATACATTACCACGATCTGTAATCGCAGCAAATAAACCTTCAGTACCTCTAATAGTACCAGCAGCAGTGTTTTGAGAACCTGCAGCACTTCCAGCAACGTGACCAGTAAGTGGGTCAAAACCATCAGCAGCATTGTTATCAATATCTATACGCTCGTGTTCAATCAACGTCATTTCGCAGTAATCTGTAAATCGCATACGAGTATCACCCGCAGCTTTCAAATACCACATGTAACCGTTTTGTCCGTCTTCACCAGAAACTTCTACCCAACCAATTTGAGAAGTATCAGATCCAGAGATCTCATACATATCTTTCATGATTACAGGTGAGTTAGTGAAAGACTTGAACTCAGGAGTTAAAGCCTTAGTTCTACCTGAAGTACCTTTACCATACTCAGATCCAAACACGAATAAACTAACGTCAGCGACTGTAGCAGACTCTGTGTCTGTATCAGTAAAGTGATTGTTAGCACCGTCAAAAGTCTTAATAGTAGCTTTCTGAAAAATAACGCCACCAATAGTTTCATCAGCTATAGAAAAAACATAGCCTTTTACAACTTTGTTTTTAGATCCTGCTTCTGACATAATAACTAAATCACCAACTCTAACACCAGTTGTTTTACCACCCATGCCGTTTCCATCAACGTCTTTAGTGATAGTAAACTCGTAAGCATTAGCTGTTGCGTCTCTAACGTTACCTTTGTAAGATAAGTGTAATCTACCTTGTTCTGACCAGATTACTTGGTCTGATGTCATCGCCTCTTCAGCTCCGACCATTTCTAAGAAACCTCCAACTGTTCTATTACCGAACACTTCAGCTTCTTTTTCCATTAAGTCCGGAAGGAATTGTTGTGCCCAACCTTTAACAGTATCGCTAGTGAAATCAAGATAGTTTCCTGCTAACGTCTGTTTGTTAGTTGTTAAAACACTGTTTAAATTCGGTCCGGCGCTAAATGTTCCATTTGCCATTTTTTTATAGTTTTAAATGGTTAATAATTATTTTCGCTTACGCATTTTTAACTTTAACGAATCTGTTGTATCGCCTAACACTTTAAACTTAAAACCACCTACGGTAGTTTCTCCTTGGGTTTGTCTAGGATTAACTTGTATGTTTTTATCTCTAGCAACCGTTTCTTTTATAGCATCGGCCTTGCCTTGCTCGTAAAAGTGTTGGGCAATTACATCTGGATTCATCGCTGTGTAAATGCTCTTGTGATAACTGTGAGCGTCGTTTATGACATTATTCTCATTTAAAAACTTTTTAAAGAAGTTATTGGCGTCACTTTGCGTCTCTTTAACTTGAGCAAGATCATTGATGTTTAATCTAAACCTTTTTTCGCCAACATTATATTCAAAACCTTTGAAGTCTTTGTTGAACACTTGGTTAGTTTTATTTAAAAACACCTTATGATTTTTTTCAGTTTGCTCTTGTTCCGAGTTATACCTGTTGAAGAAGTCCATAGCTTTCTGTTGCTCAGGTGTTAACCTTTTGTCTCTTGCTTTGATCTCTTCATAATACTTAGACTTTTGCCCGTCTAAATAGGCTTTAGCCTCAGCAACTTGCTCTTTTAAGGCTAATTTCTTTCTACGCACATCCACCTCTTCGTCTACTTCTTCGTCATACTTAAAATTATCTTCAAGTAAGAAGTTTATTTCGTCATAGGTTAAATGTGGTTTTGTCTTTTTATAATACTCTATTAAAGCATCTTGACCATCTAGCTCGTCAACATTTCTGTTTAAAGCTACATAATCATTTATATCTCCACCTGTTTCTTCCATAAACTGCATTAGTTTTTGAATGTTTTCAGGTAGCTCTGCCGTTTCGTTTACTTCTTCAACTTCAGCAACGGGTTGCTCAGCTTGAACGGTCTCTTCCCCTTGTGGTATTTCTTCAACCACTTCTTGTAAAGCTGGGGCTTGTTCATCTGCAACCACGTCTGTTGTTTCTTGCTCTTGATCGGCATTGTCTTCTTTTTTAGTTAAATCAACTTTAGTTACCTCTTCTCCTACAGGTTTAGTTAAATCAACTTTAACTACATCTTCTGTAAGTTTTTTACTAGGTCTACGTTTTTTAACTTTAATCTTTTCAACCTTTTCATCTACGACAGGTTGTTCTGTTTTTGTAGTTTCTTCAACTACATTGTTGTTTTCTTCCATAATATAATATAATTAGTTACCTACTTGTGGATTAAACTTATCTAATCCTACTCCACCCCCGAGTATATCATTACCCGAAGACTCAAACTTTTTACTTGTTTCTTGCGGCGGTTTACTTTCACCGGCGGCCATGCTTGGCGCGTTTAACTTTTGGTTAAGGTCAAACTCAAATTGCATTAGTTCTTTTTTCAAAGCAACTTCTTGCTGCAAATAGTTTATTTTATTTTGTGATCTAGTATTTTCTAGCTCACTATCAAACTTCATTTTCTGTTGATTCTTTTGCATTTCAGCTTGAGCAGCAGCTTGCTGCGCTTGACCTTGAGCAGCGGCTTGAGCTTTCATATTCTCTTGCTCTCTCTTTTGATCGCGTTCAGCTTTCTGTCTTCTCTTAAGTTTTAGCAGCTGATTAGCTAGTTTAATGTTTTTTACTTCTCTAAGATCAATAGCATCTTCAAGATCTATAAGTTGTTGCGTTAAAGCTGTCGTTATATTGTTTTCTAAAAATTGTTTTTCTTCTTCGTCTGGCTCCATCTCTAAAAATATACCAAAGTCATATAAATATAACTCTGACATTTCAGTTAACGTAGCTACATTATGAGCGCCTATAGCTTGTATGAAAGCGTTTTTAGTAGGAGAGTATTCTATAATATCTGATATTCTCAAAGACACTTGCTCTGCAACTTCACCTGTTAAATACATTGACGCTAACATTATATGTCTAGTTGCCACGTTTGAATTAGCGGCAGCTAGCTTCTGTATACCAACCAATGACTTAGGATCAGGAACACTAGCGTCTCTAGCTTCGTTTAATCCGGTTACATCACGAATCATTTGCAGATAATAGTTGTAATTACCTATCAACGCCTGCATCTTATTACCAGCGCCTTGACCGTTAGATATTTCTTTTATAGGCACAGCGCCAGTGTTTGGATCACCATCTGCGTTTAATGATCTACCAATAACACTACCTGTTTGGAAAAACATGTTTAAAGCTTCTTGTGGATTGTATGCTGTTCCATTGCCAAGGTCTACTTCAGATATACCATCAGCATCTAAGTACACACCGTCAGGTGTCATACGTGACATAACCTGCTGTAGCTTTAAGTGTGTAAGCTGTATCATGTCTGCAAAACCAGTTATACGACTCACTAAGCTTTCAATTCTACCATTGTACATTCTGGGAGCTACGATACTATAGTTCATTTTAACTTTGTTAAAATCACTTTTATCTCTGATCATATTTCTAGCCATCTCCCATTTTAGCAGCTTATCTGTGCCTAGTACTATAGCTCCTTCAAAAACAACCTCTACAATTCTAGCTGCTTTACTAAAATTAGCTTGTCTGTCGGCTGGTGGATTAAAGCTATCATCTTTTCTTATAGCTTTTTCAGTACCAGCTGATGTTTCTTTTATTTTATAAACATCGTTCATATACGTTTTATAATTAAAGTACAGTATTTGAACTTTGTTTTTATCGTTAACTTCTCTGTATGTATATCTACCGCTAGGTCTTTTAGCGGAAGAGTTAATGTCTTTTAAATCCTCTTGTGTTAAATGTGGAAACTGTCTAACAACTTCGTTTATAGGTATTGTTTTAACTTCACCTACGTAGTATATATCTTCAAACTCTGGAGACTCTGTGTGTGAATAAACTACGTTAGCTGGATCTACGTACTCTACATTTACACCTTCGCTAAAATTAAAGTTAGTTTTAACACAACCTATACCTAATA